GCTCTACACCGGAGCCGGATTTGCGCCGGTCGGAAAACGGAAGAATTTTTACAGCAATCCCACAGAAAACGCGGTTTTAATGACGATTTCACTAATTTGAAGGAGGATTTTGCCATGCTGGAGCTTCGCTTTGTTGACGCGGAAAACAGGGATTTTCACGACCTGACCGCCAAGCTGGACGAGTATTATTTCATGCTCGTCGGTGAGGTGGAGAAGCGCTACGCCAAGTACAACCTGCCGCATCTGTTTAACTGCCGCATCGTCGCGTACGAGGACGGCAAGCCCGCAGGCTGCGGCGCGTGGAAGAAGATCGACGAGGGGACATTCGAGGTCAAGCGCATTTACATCGCGCCGGAGTTCCGCCGAAAGGGCGTTGCGAGCGCGGTCATTGCGGCTCTCGAGCAGGATGCGGCAAAGCACGGCTTCACCAAGGCCATCCTCGAGACCGCCCGCACGACCGAGGATTCGGCGGCGCTGTACACCAAGCTCGGCTATCGCGTCATTCCGTACTACGGCAGTCCGGCGGGCGCGGAAAACTGCCTGTGCTTTGAGAAAAATTTAGGAGATTAACCATGAAAATACTTGCAATCGAGTCCTCGTGCGATGAAACGGCGGCAGCCGTCATCGAGGACGGACGAAAAATCCTGTCGAGCGTGGTGGACACGCAGATCGCCACGCACGCGCTGTACGGCGGCGTTGTACCGGAAATCGCGTCTCGGCGGCACATGGAGGCGGTCGTGCGCGTGACCGAGCAGGCGCTCAAGGAACTGGATCAGCAGGCCGTGAAGCACGTCGAGAAGGTCAAGACGTCCTTCTCGGAGATGGACGACGACGGCAAGCCGATCCGCCGGGAAGTGGAGTGCGAGACCGTCAACCTCGAAACGATAAACTCCATCGTTGACCGACGCGGCTTGCAGCAGATCGCCAACAGCGCGAAGGCAATCAAGGACATTCTCTCCGCTACCGAGGCGGAAAACGACTCCGGCTCGCTGGACGATCTGATCGCCGCACTGCGTGAGATCGGGGGCGGCAGCGCGTGAGAATCGGCTACACTAAGAAGCAGGCGGCGCTTCTCCGGCTCTTTGCGCAGGGCAAGCTCCACCGCTACACGATCCTCTCCGGCTCTGTCCGATCCGGCAAGACGTGGATTTCCCTCGTGATCTGGGCGTTCTGGGTGGCTACGCGCCCCAAGGACGGCGTTTACATGATGTGCGGTAAAACGATCGAGGCACTCGATCGGAACTGCCTGCGCCCCTTGCAAGCCCTCGTGGGGCGGCGCAATTTCATCTACAACGCAAAGGCCAAGCGCGGGACGCTGTTCGGGCGGACGGTCTATTTCGAGGGCTGCAACGACGTCCGCGCGGAGAATAAGATCCGAGGCCTGACGCTGTTCGGCGCTTACTGTGACGAGTTGACACTGTTCACCGAGGACTTTTTCGCGCAGCTGCTCGCCCGCCTGTCCGCACCGGGTGCGAAGCTGATCGCCACGACCAACCCGGACACGCCGATGCACTGGCTCTACAAGAACTACATCAACCGGCCAAAGACCGCACAACCGATCGACCTCGGTGTCTACACTTTCCTCCTAGACGACAACACGACACTCGACCCGGAGTACGTCAAGGAGATCAAGAAAGACTATGAGGGCGTATTTTATCAGCGCATGATCCTCGGGCTGTGGGTCGTGGCAGAGGGCGCGATCTACCGCGTCTACTCCGACCGCCGGGAGAGATGCTCCGTGCACCTTGCCCCGCTGGACGCCGACGGCAACGAGGTCCGGGACGATGGGTGCGCGGACTACGACTACATACAGCTCGGCCTCGACTTCGGCGGCAATGGCTCAGCACACTCCATCACGGCGACCGGGCTCAAATACGACTACTCGAAGATAACCGTCCTCGCCTCGCGCAGGCTCCCCGCAAAGGACACAGACCCGATTCAACTCTACGAATGGGTCGAGAGCTTCGTCCGCTACGTCAGGGAGACGTACTGCCGAGGATCTCGGACGATCCGCGCACTCTACGC